CATCAAAAGAAAGATGGAAAAGGGTGAAACTCCGTTATCTAAAAGTCCTGCATTTCCTGATATCAAATCTGAAGAAATACCGGTTTCTTTTGAAGAAAAAATTGCGTCAAAAAGATTTAAGGACGTAGTTGAAAAGGTAAAAAGGTATACAGGACAAGAAGAGGTTAGTAGTCAAAATGCCCTAATGGGATTACAAATGGCTATGATGGGTGCTGTAAGAGACGTATTCGGAATTCAATCCCAAAACAAAGAATATTTGGAAAATTTGGCGGTAGATTTAGTACGTAAAGAAATGGGAGTGAGACCTGATCAAGTTCAGTACGATGCTAAGTTAGTTGGTATGGGTGAAATTGATATGGAAGGATTTTCCAAAGAAGGTGAAGAACCGGAACAAGAAGAAATCGAACAAAATTTCCAACAACAAGAAGAAGACATTGAAGATTTTATTACTGCTTTTGAGAGATATGACATCGAGAAAGCAAAACGAAGATTTATAAATGCTCTAATCCAAGGGTCATCAAAAAAAGGACATTACATGTTTGAATTGGTAAAAGATGAACTCGATCGACTGGATCCTCGTTTATTGAATCTTTATGGTGTTCTCATGTCAGTAAATGATTTGTTGTATTGGGTTCTTCCTGATCAAGTTATGGATGGTATGATGGGTCAAGGAGGTGTTGCTGGTAAGGAAGAGGTTGATATCGAGACTGACCCACCAACAGTAAAAGCTCGAGGTGTATTTTTTCCAGTCCTTGTACACGAATTGATTAAAGGAACAATGGAAATTCTTGGTACTCAAGGATTACCTGATGACCCAAAACAAGCCGAAATGGTAATGGCGTCAACAGACACTTTAGCAAATGAAATTTGGGATTTGAGACTTGGACCAGTTTTATGGGAAAAGTTTATTGAATCTTATCCTGAAAAATTATTTGACGAAGATAAACGATGGATACAGAACTACCTATTCGCTCGTTTTTCAGCATTGACTGCTGAGGAATTTTTCAAACTAGCAAAGGCAATTCTTAGAGGTGACGCTAAGGCTACCCAAATCTTAGATAGAATGGTAACAGAAATTGTGGACCATTTGAAAGAAACTCATGATGATGAAGATTATGGTTCTGAAGAATCAGACTCAGACGTTGCTTCACCTGATGATGATGACAATGATTTGGGTGATTTAGACGACTTTTTAGGTAGTTTAGGCATCAGTAGATCCTAAAATACTCAATGGGTTTAAGTAAAGAACAATTACTCTTAGAGTATTCAAAGTGTATGACAAGTACTGCCTACGCTTTAAAAACCTATCTACAGACCTACGATAATACTCAATCACGATACGTTCCATTAGAACTATTTCCTGATCAAGTCCGATTGGTGGAAGACTATGATGCGTACAACGAAAACATAGCTTTGAAGTATAGACAGGCGGGTGTATCAACAGTGACAGCGGCTTGGGCAAGTAAAAAAGTTGTTTTTGCTAGAAAAAACAAACCTGAAAAGGTTTTGATTATTGCTAACAAACAAGATACGTCTATCGAATTTGCAAACAAAATTAGAGAATTTACTGCCCAATGGCCCGATTGGGTTGGTGTTGGGTTTTCTCCTGATAAAAACGCCGCCAAACACTACAAACTTTCAAATGGGTGTGAAATAAAGGCTGTAGCAACCTCAAAAGACGCACTTCGTGGTTACTCACCTACTATTCTTATCTTTGATGAGGCGGCCTTTATTGATGCCGATGGAGACTTTTGGGCTGCTTGTATGGCATCTTTGTCTACGGGTGGTAAGGTAATTGTCATCTCCACCCCTAATGGATATGATCCTATTTACTACGAAATTTACGATCAAGCCTTACGTAGTATGAACGACTTCAAAATCACTGAAATGTATTGGTATCGTGACCCTCGTTATACAAAAGATTTGTATTTGGTAAAAACAAAAGATATAATTCATTATTTTCTCAATCGAGAAGAGTATGATGACAAAGAAGTTTTATTGGATTATTCAAAGATTAATCCATTTGAAAGAAATTTTGAAGAAATAGTGTCAAAATTCAAAGAAGGTTACAAACCTTCATCGTCATGGTTTGAGGCTATGGTGAAAAAACTTAAATACGATAAAAGAAAAGTTGCGCAAGAATTAGAGTGTAATTTCTTAGGATCTGGTGACAACGTATTCGATTCAAACTTGATTCAAAACATTACTGAAACTACTATCAAAGATCCTTCTGGAAAAATGATGAGTGGTGGTTTTTGGATTTGGAAAGAACCTGAAATGGGTCACAAATATATTATGGGAGTTGACGTTTCAAGGGGTGATTCCGAGGACTTTTCTACAATTCAAATTTATGATTTTGATGAACGAGAACAAGTTGCCGAATACTTGGGTAAAATACCACCTGATGTATTGGCTGAAATTGCATTTAAGTGGGCAACAATGTATTCAGCATTTATTGTTATAGATATTACCGGTGGTATGGGTGTGGCAACCGCTAGAAAATTACAAGAATTAGATTATAAAGATTTATATGTTGAGGGAGTTGAATACGGAAATAAATGGAAATTTGATCCAAAAGTTAAAGACAAAATACCTGGTTTAAATTTTAGTCAGAAACGTGTTCAAATTATCGCTGCTTTTGAAGAAGCCCTAAGACACGGAATGAAAGTTAGATCTACAAGATTGTTAAGTGAAATGAACACATTTGTTTATATTAATGGACGACCCGATCACATGAAAGGACAACATGACGACTTAATTATGGCTCTTGCCATGGCGGTATATGTTGCTGAAACATCATTCACTCAACTAAATAAGGTAAATGAGATGGCCAAAAGTATGTTAGAATCTTGGACGGTCGAAACTTATGAAAAGCCAACACAACAATTTTTCAATCCGCAAATTCCAAATCAAATGTTTGATAATAACCCAGCTTATAGAAATCAACCTACTAAAAGGGATTATCAAGACTATTTATGGGTATTCGGAGGAATAAGGCGTTGATAAAAAATACATATCAAGTAATATTGTAGAATATGGCGGAAGAAGATAAAAACTTAACAATATGGCAGAGGTTATCACAGACCTTCGGACCTAACTCATTACTGGGTCAAGATGTACCTACGTACAAATTTGACAAAAAAGAACTACTCAGAACAACGGACAAAGCTGAGTATGAACGTGAAAAATTACAAGCCAGACAAACATCATATATAACCCAACAATGGGCTAAAATTGAGAATAACCTTTATTCACAAGCCGTTTATTATGAACCAACAAGGTTGGCGTCATACTACGACTACGAATCAATGGAATATACTCCTGAGATTTCAGCGGCTTTGGATACCTATGCGGAAGAGTCTACCACGGTAGATGAAAACGGATACATGTTGCAAATTTATTCTGATTCACCAAGGATCAAAGCAGTATTGGGTGATTTGTTTAACAACGCTTTGGATATCAATACTAACTTACCAATGTGGACAAGAAATACGTCTAAGTATGGTGATAACTTTGTTTTCTTAAAATTAGATCCTGAAAAAGGTGTTGTAGGATGCCTTCAATTACCTAATATCGAGATCGAAAGAGTTGAAGTTGGTATGAGAGGAAGAGCAAGTTCGGGAGCGGCATTAGCTGGTACTTCCGATAAAGTATCAAGTCTTACTTTTACATGGAAAAACAAACAACTTGAATTTAAGAGTTGGGAAATTGCTCATTTTAGATTATTAGGTGATGACAGAAAATTACCTTATGGTACTTCAATGCTGGAAAAAGCTAGAAGAATTTGGAAACAATTAGTTTTGGGTGAAGATGCGATGTTAGTTTATCGTGTCTCAAGAGCACCTGAAAGACGTGTGTTCAAAGTATATGTTGGTAACATGGATGATGGTGATATCCAACCGTATGTTCAAAGATTTGCCGCACAGTTCAAAAAGGATATGGTTACAGATCCCAAAACTGGCAACGTAGACATGAGATTCAACCAAATGGCGGTTGATCAAGATTTTTTTATACCTGTTCGAGATCCTTCGGCTCCAAATCCAATCGAAACATTACAGGGTGCTCAGAACTTATCTGAGATCGCTGATATCGAATATATTCAAAAGAAACTATTGACGGCACTTAGAATTCCAAAAGCATTTTTAGGTTTTGAAGAAGTTGTTGGTGATGGAAGAAACTTATCCCTTCAGGATATTCGTTTTGCACGTACAATCAATCGTATTCAGAAGTCAATGATTGCCGAACTAAATAAGATTGCTATTGTTCACTTGTTCCTGTTAGGATTTGAAGATGAATTAGGGTCATTTCAACTTAGTTTGACAAATCCATCAAAACAAGCTGATTTGTTGACTATCGATGTTTGGAAAGAAAAAATGTTGTTATACAAAGACGCTGTAATGCCAATTGAAGGTATTGCTCCAGTATCACAATCGTGGGCTAAGAAACACATACTAGGTTTTTCTGATGAGGAAATCAAACTTGACCTACAACAACAAAGGATTGAAAAAGCGGTTGCAACAGAAATTCAAAACACTCCAAACGTCATTACTAAAACAGGTTTGTTTGATACTGTTGATAACTTATATGGTTCTAAAACTCCTGTCACAGGTGAGACTGAGACTTCAGAGTTTGGAATTGAGGGTGGTGG